TTTAATACTGTTAACCCAGTCGTTACCCCAGTCCCTCCGTAGGTAGTTGATAGTGTACCAGAGGTTATATTAGTCGCATTTAGTGCTGTTAGTCCTGTCCCGCTTCCAGATATATTAGTAGCCGATAAGGTATTGGTCGTATTATCCCAAGCTAGGTTAGCACTCTGTAGAACAGCAGTAGTTCCATTTCCTATTAATAATTGTCCACTAGTTAAGGTAGCCGCTCCAGTCCCGCCTTTAGCAACAGTAACAGCACTCGATAAATTAGCAGGGTTTAATACTGTTAACCCAGTCGTTACCCCAGTCCCTCCATAGGCAGTTGATAATGTGCCAGAGGTTATGTTAGTAGCGTTTAATGCTGTTATGGATGTTCCTACTCCTAATAAACTAGTACCCGCTGTTAATGTATCTTGTTTAGTTCCTAAAGTAGTAGTTAAGGAAATACCTGATCTATATATTTCAGTGCAGTTGATAGTTCCATTTACATCCAATTTATATGATGATGACGGCGTCGCTGTTCCTATCCCAACGCCGCCTCCAGTAACGTCATAATAAATGTTGCTTCCTGAAGTAGTCCACTGAGAACTACCGCTAATTACTTTTAATCTATTACTGGCATCCAATCCTATCGTTAAGTTATCATATAAACAGGAAAGTGTATTAGTAGTTTTTAATAATGGATAGTTAAATGTTGGAATATTTTGGACTGCTTGTGCTGCTGAATCTGCCGCCGAGTTTGCTGAGTCAGATGCGCTCTGTGCTGATGCAGCGGCAGAAATTGCTGCTCCTGTCGCTGTTGCTGCTGCTGAACCTGCCTGTGTAGCTGAAGTTGCTGCTCCTGTTGCTGCCGTAGTTGCTGTTGAAGCAGCCGTAGTTGCTGTTGAAGCAGCCGTAGTTGCTGATGATGATGCTATTTGTGCTTCTGTTTTATAAAGTTCTGTATCACTTTTTATTTGTTCTAAAGTGGTTGACGTAGCAAAATCCACATCAGGAATAGCAATAGATAATTCACCATCATTAGTAGTTTTTAACAATCCATTACCTAAATTCAATAAAATTTTTAATTTTCCAGTAACAGGAGAAATTAAATGATATAAAAGATCAAATTTCATAATATTTAAAAATACCTCGGTCTATCATTATAACTATAGCGCATTTCCACTTGTCTTTTTGTCCGTGCTATTGGTAAGCCGTCAAGCATTGCGAATTCAAGAGCGTTCATTAAATGGTCTCGCCCTTTCATGATCTTACCTTTATCGTCTCTTGAATATCCCCGCCATTCTTCCATAAACTTGCGACAAGTATTAAATACTTTAAAACGCCCAGTTCTTATTCGCTCCAGCACATTATCTACAGCAAGTTCTTTGGCATATTTTCCTTTACGTAAGTAGAGACCTGCTTTTGCATAATCATCAATCAGTTTCTCTCCATCCCTTTGAGAGCCTTGGTTAACAGCTGGGTCGCAAACCCCGGGAATCCAATCGCATCCCATTAACATAAGAGATGCGGCATGCTGGGCAGCGGTTTTCTCGCTAACTGAATATTCTTTGTAAACGTAGAGTGCATCGTTATCTTTATCATGAGCAAGGAACACAACGGCGGTAGGAGCAAAAAAGCCAACGTCCATCCCAAATACGCAGGCAAACTGTTTAGGTATCTCAAAAGGCTCAATTAAGAACTCAGACTCTTGTACTTGATAGACAAGACCAGAACCAACACTCGGTATTCCTTTTTCCCTCGCCTCTAACTCATAAGGCTTTAAAGTAGCCCTTAGCTGCTTCTTGGTGTCTTCGGATAAATGCAAGTTATCATCCCAAGTAGCTTGGATATAATACTTGCCGTTGACAGTTATTTCTGGATCGCTGCGGACTATCTCAAAATCTTCGTTTTGCAAATCTTCTACAGATGTTATTTCTTCCAATTTTACTTTAGAGATTCTTTGTTCCAAAAAGTAAGACATCATTTCAGTATAACCCTTTAAAGGCGTCATCGTAAGAATTAATCGTCCTTGTCCTACTCCGTCGACATCTGAAAGTCGCATAGCGCATTCGGTATACACATCTTTAGGAGGTTCTTCGTCCAAATGGATAAGGTGGCATCTAGCTCCTTGAAATTTCTCCCTGCCTTGTTTGTAAGATTTAAAATAAAGACTGGAAAACCCACCGCTAGAATGCTTTATATGGACATAGTCAACAGCTCCGTTAACTCCTGAGAGCATTGCTTTTTTTAGGATTAGGCTAGGATGAATAAGACCAACAGTATTAGAACCATCAGAAGAATAACCGCCAATCAATTTTAGCTGTAGGACGTTTCGGGTTATCTCATAGTTTTCAGAGGCTACCCATGCAACAATAGGATGAGCAAACCTATGTCCCTCCCACCAAGACGGATAAACTCCTGTTAAATGTATTGCATCTTCAACACACCCACAATAAGTTTTACCTGTTCTGTTACCAGCTAGGAATAAACGCTCAATAGCTTCTTTCCCTGCGCTGTGAAAGCTTTCCTGTTTGGGGTTGGGAGTATAAAAATGAAACTTCTTTTGATCTAGGGTTTCGAATTCCTTATCAGTAAACAACATGTATAAAAATGGCGCAAGGTTTATTTGCCACCATTATATATAGAGCTCTTGACTTAAGCAATTATATTTAGTATCATGCAGTCTCATATTAAGTATTATTGCCTAATTTATCAATATTTTCTATAAGTTCTAGGTTTTGACTCACTTTTCCTAGAACTTATCCTTTCCATCTAAAAATTAAAATCCTGAAAATAAATGAAAAAAATATCGTATAAATTCGTATACATAACTTACGTTATGACAAATGTTGCTAATTTGTCACGCTAAAAGGTTAAGATTTTAAGGAAATTTTAATGGGATTTTTAGTGAAAAAAACTTAACTTCAGTATGATCATTTTCATTTTCTAAATTTTCGTACTCTTCACCACAAATAATTTTTTTAAGATCTTCTTTAGCAAATCCAAGCCTGTGAGTTTTATTTTCGTAATCAACTAACTGATTTTTCCACTGTAGATACCAATCGCCTATTTGGTAGCAAATAAAATCCACTTGCTGTTTTGTAAATTTTCTCATTTTCCCCTCAATCAATCATAACTATTTTTTAATTCTTGCAGCATCCTTTTTTGTTTTCTTTCCGCAAACTGTTTTCTAAAACGTTCTAAAGCCTCCTCATCTGCATTTAAACTAGGAGGAGGGGCAACTATCCCCTCTTTCCTTTTTTTAGATTGGTATTGTTTACCATATTTAATTTGGCAAGGAGTTTTATAAGTTAGGTTATGCCTATGGATATAAGCATTAAAAGCTTTTATATTTATGTCAAGCGTTTTAGCAATAGTTGTTTTGCTCTCACCGCTATTTAATAATTTTTGTATATCTTCTAAGGTGTATTTGGACAAAATGGTGGAGGTTTTGGAGTTAAAATATTTTGTTCCTTTTTTACTAGGCATAGTAAATTATAACTTATATATAAACAAGGCAAGTAGATAATTCACGAACTACTTGCCTCTGTATTTTACTTGTTACGATTTGTAATAATCTAATAGCAAACCGAATTTATAGTTTAAAATTGATTTACGAACGCTGCAATTAATCTCTAAAATGTTCCCTTAAAATATAAAACACCTGTGCTTTTCTTGTAGCGCAAGAAAAGATAGAGCAATAGGGTAAATCTTATTTAGATTATTGGAATAAGTTAATGGATATTTAAAGAAGGATAAATAGATAGTTTTTTAAGTATCCAGAAAACGAGCGTTTTCCTTGTACTTAGGGTATAAAAAAAGACGGGGAGTGAATCCGTCTTTTTCCAGTTTAAATATCGCAGCTAGCGAAACCATATATACTTTATCTACTTTTAGCTGTCAATCTTCTTTTGCTTTGCCTCCTCTAACCACTTATAGATTTGGTCTATTTTATCGCCATCTAGCAATTCAAGTACTGATGTCCCCTGCTCTTTTATCTCTTCTTTCTCTTCAACGTTCTTAAACACCTTGATTTCTTCCATAACTTCCTCATGTGTTAGCTCTGTAAAACCAGATAAAGCAGCGGTTACGGCTTCTAGTCTGTCTTGTCCCTCTTCCTGTTTTACTAATACAGTTGGTTGGTACATTTTTTTAGGTAATAGTTTGTTAAAGTATATCTGATGTGCCCAACCCTCTCCTATTTCTAGATTATTCCATAAGACGTCAAATGCCTCTTTGTACTTTTCACTTGCTAGATATTGAAATTTTGCCCGCTCTATCGTGGCTTTATTTAAAGTTCCTTTACCTCTTCCGTTTGGATTACCTGACTGTCCTTTTTTAAAAGACGTGTTATTTGCTTTTGCCATCAGTATATCCCTGTTTTTGCCTGTATTTTTTGCTATATTTACAGGCTATTTCCTCAATTCGTAAATTACTATAACTGTCAGTATTAAAACCGCACATAAAATTATAATAATATTAACCATAAACCAAGTATCCATTATTTAACTCCATTTCTAAGCAGTACTGCAAGGACTTGATCTCTATCATCTCCAGTATCGCCAATACCTGCTGCAATTGTTATAAGATCAGGTTTGTTAGGAAGATCTGGCAGGAAATCGTTAGCAAGTAATTTATCTAGGCTAACACTATCACCTGCTTGAACAATAGCTGTTAATAAATCATTAATTTTTGTTTGTATAGCTGTTGGGAATGCCATAGTTATTTACCTTTTTTCTTTTTAGTTGATTTTTCTTTATCAATTAAGATTACAGACATGTCTAAAGTGTTTGTAATTTTTGCTTTATCATCTAGAGATTTATTTAAAATATCCGCTACCTCTAAATTGTTATAGTAATTTGCCCAGAATAAAGCGTTGTGCATATCAATATCTGTTATTTCCCGATCAGCTCCGGCTTCTACCAGTAATTTGACTATCTCAGGCTTATTATAACATGCTGCCCATATAAGAGCCGTGTATCCGTATTCATCCTGTATATTCAAATCCACGTTTTGAGCTATTAACTCCTGCACTTTGGTTAAATTTCCTAACTTTACGTAATCTATTAAATTCATATTTATTATTAAATTGTTAATATTTTATAATTTTTATATCACATATTCAAGTTACATATTCCACTTGGTGCTTAATATTTTGCTTAAGTTCTTCTATATCGCCAAAACTATTAAGTATAGGTAATAACTTTTCTAAGTAAATTTCTTGTACATCATGAAGAAATTCAATAAAGTTTTGATTCTCATGTTCTATATTTTTTTTAGCCAACATAAAATTAATATCGTCTGCTATTTGAGAATCATACGCATTAGTAACACCTAAAAAATAATGAGCCATATTTGCGTCTGGCTCATATTTTTCTTTTATTTCGCAATAAACAACAAATTTACTTTTTTTTAAAATTTTATTCTCAAAATTCAATTGTAATAAAAAACTTTTTCTCTTAAGGAATCCTGCTATCTGAAACACCACGTCTCTACTTCTCGGTTTCAGATCTTCCTGACTAGTTAAATATTTCTCATATTTTCGTTCTGACTCATATTGAATAGATGAACCATAAAAATTTACTAAATACATATTATTTTCTTCCTTATTTAATTTAAAATGGTAGCTCATCACCTAAAAACTCTTCACTACTTTGTTTGTTCACTGCATTGTGATAGTTAATTACAGACTTACCGCTTTTTTCGTCCATATACTCGCTATAACTGGAATGCGCTGGGGTGATAATAGTTTTTATTTCGTTACGTGGCATATCACCTTTATCATTGATGGTAATTTCAGCAACGCATGCAAGGCCATGTAGACTTGCAAAGCTTTTTATTGTTCTTTGTTTTTCTGCTTCCGGTGATTTGTCCGCTGGATGTAGGCAGTGGGCAGAATTAAGAATAGCTTTGATCATAGCTCTTCCTATTTCTCCGTATTTAGGGGAGTTATCACTATGGAGTCCGATATTGCTCCAAACCTTTCTATTCTCATATTCTCCGCTTAAGATTACAAATTCACAAGCCAAGTATATACTAGTTCCTGATTTGCTAAGTGTTGCGTAGCCGTCGGTAAATTCATCGGTTACATGATTACCTTTTTTTATCAACAAGCGAACTTTTGCTATGGTTTTATGAGGTATTAGTTCGTAATATATCTGGTCTTCTGCATCGTTATAATTTGTCCATTTACTCATTTTTG